TCGAACACTTCCTAAGAAACCTGCTGCACCACTAACAGTAGCTGTACTTAATAAATTAACTGCACCACCTACGGATAATGTACCTCCTATCGTAGCTGTATTTGTAACAATTAAAGAACTAACAGATACATCACCACTCGCATTAATACTAGTAAGATGTCTACCTGAACCATAATAGGCAGAAGCACATACATCTCCTGTTACACGTAATTCTCCAGATACACATACACTAGTAGTTACACCTAAAGGACCATTAACTTGCATAGCATTTTTAGATATTTTAATAGCTGTGGTTTCTCCATCACCTGTTTGTACAGCAGTTAAAGTAGTACTAACACCTGCATTAGCAGATACACCCATTTTTAATAACTGTTTATAGGTATCTTTTACTCTTTTATTTGTTAATTCAGTCATACGTTACTCCAAACTGTAATTACATCTTCCCAATTAGTGTTGACATCTCCCCAATCTAAATTTCTACCTCCTGTATCTGGTCTAGCATTTTGTATTACTACATCATCTCGAACATCAGGAGTTTTATTTTGGGGATGATTTTTTAAATCATATGCTCCATCCCAATCTGTAGGACAAACAAGCATACCATAACTATTTAATCGCATTACTCTATGTGCATATACAAACCCACAAACATCACACATAGCTCTGGCTTGTTTATTAGTTGCCATTATACATATCCTATTTTAGGCTTAAAATAAAGACTTGCTCTCTCCTTATCTTCTTCCATAGCATTTTTTAATTTTTCTTCATAATTAGCTTTTAACATTGTTATTCTATCCATTGGAACATTATTTCGTTTCATAGATAAATAGTATGCTAATCCACATGTTAGTGCAGGTAAGAAACGAACAGGAGCATCTGCATTTTGTATTGCTGATTTATTAACATCCTGTACTTGTCGTATACCTTCAATCAATAATATATCTGTTGTATTTTCAGGAACAGGATATACATGCACAGTAGGATTTGCTAGATTTCTTTTAATAGTATATTGTGTAGGCTTTCCTTTTTGAGATTTATTAGGAACATTCAGATACTGTTCAAAAGAAAGTCTTTGTAATTCTATATCGGTAGAATCTCTACGTAAATTAATTTGTAATGCATCTGTTGTAGAACTACTTAAATCATAGGTTGTTACACTAGTAGATACCGTTACTAAAGTTGTATAGGTTGACCATAAAAGAACTCCTCGATTCTGCCAATCATTTAACATTAAATTAATAGATCTACGAGCAGACTGAGCCTCATGTCCAAGAGTTTGTTCGCCACCTATCATTTCCGTAGCTTCTTGAATAACTTCATCTATATCTAAATTAAAATCATATGTTCCTGATACTGCCATTATCCTGTCCTAACTGCTCCCCATCCTCGTAATGCTGCACCAACACCGAGACCTTTCTTAACTGTTTTTGCTTTATTTTTATTTTGTAAAATCTTTGGTATTGGACCACCCTTTGCTTTATTTACTTTTTTCAAACCTTTTATATCTAGCTGTACCTGATCCCTAAGTAATTCATGTGGCTCTATTGGTTTTGTTTCTGGTCTTCCAGCCCATCTAAGAGGAGATTCTGCCAGTTTTTCTATCTCTCCAACTTCTTCGTCAAGAGCTTTTGAAGTATCTCTCATAGTTTTATCAACAAATATATTTAACTCTTCTAATGTTTGTTTTGCTACTAAATCATTTAGTTGTTCTTCATCTATTTTTCTTCCTGCTCCGTGTAATTTATTTAATTTATTTCTAATTTCTTGTTGTACTGTTTTATATTTTTCTGTAGCAAAAGCTACTATTCGTTTTTCTTCTTCAGGTAAATTATCGAAAACTTTTCGTGGTAATCCTCCTTCTAAAATATCATCTAGAACAACAGTTTGTAATGCTTGCATAGTTCCAGTTTCTGGTTTCATAGATTCATCAGATCGTAATTGTCTTAATGGTATTTGCTGTCTTTTATCCCATGTAATAGCTCCTGGCATATATTCTGGATAAGGCTCAAATCCAACATTACCTATAATATTTATTAGTTCTTGTCTTTCTGCTTCTGTTCTAGGAGTAATACCTTTATCTTTTTCTCTTATTAATAAATTTAATAATACATCCTCATAGTTTTCTCTTGTTAGAGGTAGATTTTTATTTATTAATGTTTCATGTATCTCTTCTGCTACAGGTTTTGTTATTTTATCTTTAAAAATACTTTGTGCTTCAGTATCACTAACTTGTGCTATTGTTTTATATGGACTTCTTAAAGCTTTTTGGACTCTTAATAATTGTTCTTCACGAGTAGGACCTTTTATTTTACCTTTCTTATCTTTTTTACCCCATCGCCCTGTATAAATATCATATCCCTCATCTTCATCTATTAATCTCCAAGGTTTTTTGGGAGATTCTGTTAAGAAAGGAGCCCAATCTGCCATTGGATCTGAAAAAAGAAATTGTTTTTTTTCTTTAACAAGATTTTTAAAAATTGGTGAATTTACAAAATTAGCAAATTCATCTTTAGGTATAAATCCTCCCTTTGTAAAATACCAATTAGAAGGATCATTATCTCTTTTACGAAACTTCCTACCTGTTTCTTTATCTGTTGTAAAAGTTCTTGTTTCATCCCATTTTTTTAAATACTTGTTCATTTCTTTTAAAGCTGTAATTTTATATTTATCACGATCTTCTTTTTTCTTATTAAATTCTATATTTAAATCTTTTTTGTTTTGTTTGATAACTGCGTTAAAACCT